CGCCTTCCCTGATGTGCGGCTCATCCCGGCCATCAGTTCACCATCACGTCAGGACTGCCCGAGGTCAGGGTAGCGCCGCAGGCTGTGACGTCCCCCACCCTGGCGACCGGCTGGCCGTTGGCGGTCGTGTCGCTGCTGCCGCTCACGATCGGGTTGCTGCCGTGGATCGGGCAGCTGTAGGTGTCGCCCACCCGGGCGACGGGGATGCCGTTGGCGGTGGTGTCCGGGCTGCCGCTCGTCACGGTTCCGCCGTGACTGCCGGGGTCCCCCAGGCGGATGACGGCGCGGGTCATTGCGGGGGGTTGAGCCGCAGCTGCGGCGAGATGATCTCCACCGGCACCGAGGCGCGGATCCTGGTGGCGACGTTGGAACCCTCCTCGAGCGGCTCGACCTTGATCTCGTCGGTCGCCGTGACGATCACCTTCGAGGCCTTGATCTTCACCGTCCCCTCGCTCTGCGTCGCGTCGATCGTGAGGGTGTGCTCCTCCCGGTCGTATTCGACCACCGTCCCGTCGTCGTAGGTGCGACGCTGCAGGCCGGCCTTGTCGCCGTTGGCGTTGCCGTCGCTGAACAGGCCCGGCATGAAGACGCCAGCGCCGAGGTTGCCGGAGGGGCTGAACAGCATCCCCACCTCACCCTCCTCCGGCGGATCCCACACCCGGTCCTTGCCGGCCCTGGGCGCGAACCACGGCACCCAGTCGCTCAGCAGCTGGCCGTCGTGGAGCTCGACGCGAACGGCAGGGAAGCCGGCGGTGTCGCCCTTGTAGTCGACCTCCTTGACGGTGACGTAGCGGGCGGCATTGGCCAGCCGGCGGGCATGGTCCGAGGCCTCGCGGGATCCGACTCCAGACGTGGTCTGGTCGTCACGCTGCAGCTGAAGCATGGAGCCTCCAGTAGAACCGGACGGTCAGGGGGATCGGCAGATCGTCAGCGTCATCGCCGGCCATGACCAGCTGGGAGGCCAGCAGCAGGATCCCCTGGCGGAGGTTGTGCGACGGATGCTCGGGCACCGGTGCGCCGATCTCGGCCGCGGCGGCGGCGGTGGCCTGCTCCAGGGCCTGCTCAGCGGCGGCCTGGTCGAGATCGGTGGCCATGAAGGCCGCGAGATCTGCGACCGTGATCGTGAGCTGCGGAGCCTTGCGGGTGCTGCGTCGTGCCATCAGTTGATCCGTTCCCCGTTGGAGGTCAGCGTGGCGGTGCCGATGGGGCAGACCTCGCCGGTGTTGGTCGAGGGGCAGCCGGGCATGACCTGGCCACCAGGGTAAGCCCCGGACCGCTCCAGGGGGCCGTCACCAGCAGCGGCATCAGCGTCGACGTAGGGGTTGCTGCAGTCGCGGAAGGGGATGATGTAGTTGACGGCGTAGCGAAGGTTGCGTGCGCCGGTGATGAGGCTGCCGTCGAAGTCTGGATCCTCGGCGTCGGAGTCGATGAAGAACGGATCGGACGACTCGAAGCCAGGGATGACCCAGGACTGGAGGGCCGCTTCGACCTGTGCCGCCATGGTGTCGAGATCGGTCTCGACGTCATCGAAGGACTGGGCGACGCAGACGATGGTGACGATGCCGCGGCGACGCTCGAAGCCGTTCCAGCCGTTGGTGCTGCGGTCGAGCAGCTCCTCGCGCGCGCGGGTGTGAACGACGATGGCGGGCAGCTCGGGCTCCTCGATCGGCATGAGGCGACCAGCGAAGACGCGGGGCCCGGCGATGGTGCGGTAGGTGGCGGCCGGTGCCGGCGGCGGGGTGAGGTTCGCACCGAGGCGCGAGACGAAGGCAGCGCGGATCAGGCTGCGGGGATGGCTCATGGGGTCGGCGGCCACGTGCCCGGCAGCACCTCGTGCTCGGTGCCGGCAAAGACGTTGCCGCCCGAGCCATAGGCCACCTGGAACGGCAGCAGGGCCGGCGGCAGCGGGCCGGGGATGGCCAGGTTGACGTAGAAGCCAGGGAGGGGAGTGGCGGGGGTCAGCTCGTTGCCGTCAGCGTCGTAGGTGCCGGGGATCGTGACTTCGCCGATGATGTCGAGCGCCCCTTTGTGGCCGAGGCTCACCAGCTCGCCGTCGTCGTCGAGGTAGCCGGCCCCACCTGCGGCATCATGGGCGGCCTGGTGGTCGGGGAATCGGAGGGTGTAGTGGTTCATTGCATCATCGCTTGGAGGTTGGCGTTGGGCCGGCGGGACTTGAGGGTCGCCATCTCGCGGATGTAGCCGTTCCACTGAGAGTTGGCGCCGCCCGATGCCCCGATTCGCACTCGATCCACCCCGACAGGCATCGTGATCGTCGTGTCCTGAGTTGTCAAAACGCCATCGGTGCCAAAAATTGAGTCGTTTTCTGCCAGTGCTTGAACGGCCTTGAACGGCGAGGTGGTTGAATGTGTCCTCCCAGCATAGTCATTTTGGCTGACGCCGCCTGTTTTGATTTCATAGTTTGTGATTTGCGAATTGCCGAGAACCCCATACATCGGAATCCTGTTCAACGCTGAGGCGTCGCTAAAATGGTAGACGTAGGGATAGGCCTGGAAGTTGCCCGAATAACCCCTAGCGACTTCCGCATAAATGGTCATTGCTGATGCGTTGTAGATCCCCGCAAACGCCGCGCCACCGATGGTCGCCACGTCCGCCGTGCTGCTGGCGGTCAGGGCTCCGGTGGCCGGCACATAAGGCGCGAGTGGGCCATTGTTGATCTGTGCGCCCCAGAAGTATCCAGCGGTGGAACCGTCGCCCGTGTAGATGGATGCGTTGCCGGCATTCGTTGAACGGTATTCTGCGACTGCGGCAATCGTGACTGTCGGTGTTGCAGTGATGCTACAGCGAAACACGCCATTAGGGCAGCGCTGGATTTGTGCTGTGCAGTTGGCGGCAGTTGTAACAGTGCCAAGCGTTAGATCGAAAAAACCCGCAGTATTTGTGCCACCAAAAGCGGTAGCGCCAAAAGCTACTGCGGCAAAGTTTCTGCTCCCTTTCGATACGAATACACTAAGCGTTATCTGTGTTCCTGATACATAGGAATAGTTCCTGCGGAAGCCATGCGGCTCAGATACGCCAACGCTCTCAACCAAGCCATCAGCATTGGTGCCACCATCAGGCGACGGGCCAACATTGGCCGACATGCTGCCACCAAACTTCGTCCATGCAGCGTTGGTGAAGTCCTCGGTGTAGATGTGACCATTCGTCACCCCATCCCACACCCGCCAGCCCCATGGGCTCAGCGTCGCCGGGTCGTACTCGATGAACGGCACATTGGCCGTCGGCTGCACCAGGATGCCCGAGCTGTTGAAGCCCATCGCCGGTGAGCTGTTGGTGAACGTCACCAGCGACTGGCCCGCCACCAGGTCCACGATGTTGCCCGTCCGTGCTGGTGCGATGTGCCAGCTTGGTCTCGCGCCAGCACGACGCCACAGCGGCTCACGGCACCAGTCCGCTCCCCACAGTCCTCGCCGGTTCGGTAGCAGCAGCATCAGTTCTGCACCACGCTCAGCTCGATGAAGTGCTGCTCCGCGCTCACCGGCGTGTAGCCGCTCGTTGTCGTCAGGATCCCGAACAGGCTGTCCGAAGCCGCATCACACACGAACGGCAGGTTGACGAACGGCGTCAGCGCACTGCTGCAGTCCGATCCTGTTCCGCCCGTCTGGTGCACGAAGTCGATGAAGCCGATCCGTCGATCCTGGTTCGCAAACAGCAGCCCGAACTGCGCGTTGTCGTTGATCGCCGTCGGTGCCACCCGGTACAAATGCAGCCGGTAGTTCGGTGTCGCCGTCGCACCCTGCTTCATGTGCCGCGCCGACAGGATCACACCGCTGCCGCCATTCACCCGTCCGCAGTCGGCGAACGTCAGCACCACCGGGGAGCTGGTGCTGTTGCTCACCACGTCCTGCGCCGCATAGGCGGTCGTGTCCGCAGGCCTTGTGAAACTCGCGCTCCGGCCGACCTGGTACCCCACAGCCTTCACGCTGTTGATCAGGTCGTTGGTCGCAGGCTCCCAGGCGTTGGTCGCCGTGTTGAAGACGTGCAGCAGCAGGCTCATCGCTTAACTCCTGGGCTTGGCTTGAT